TGAAGTACCTAATGTACCACTTAATCCGCTAGTACCTGATAAACCACTAATACCTGATGTTCCTAATGTACCACTTAATCCACTAGTACCTGATAAACCACTTGTTCCTGATAGACCTGATGTTCCACTTAATCCTGACGCTCCACTGATACCACTTGTACCTGAAAGTCCACTAATACCTGAAGTACCTAATGTACCACTTAATCCGCTAGTACCTGATAAACCACTAATACCTGATGTTCCTAATGTACCACTTAATCCACTAATACCTGATGTTCCTAATGTACCACTTAATCCGCTAGTACCTGATAAACCACTAACACCGGAAGTTCCAAGAGTACCTGAAATACCGCTAATACCTGAAGTTCCTAATGTACCACTTAAACCGCTAGTCCCTGATAAACCTGAAGTTCCACTTAATCCGCTAATACCTGATGTTCCTAATGTACCTGAAAGACCTGACGTTCCACTTAAACCACTTGTTCCTGATAGACCGCTAATACCTGAAGTACCAAGAGTTCCTGAAAGTCCTGATATACCACTAGTACCTGATAAACCTGATGTTCCTGATAAACCACTAGTGCCTAATGTACCTGAAAGTCCTGAGATACCTGAAGTTCCGATTGAACCACTAATACCCGAAATTCCTAAAAGACCTGATGTCCCACTTAATCCACTAACACCCGAAGTTCCTGATAATCCTGATGCTCCACTGATACCGCTTGTACCTGAAATACCTGATGTACCTAATGTACCACTTAATCCACTGATACCTGAAGTTCCAAGAGTTCCTGACAAACCGCTAATACCTGATGTACCTAATGTACCACTTAAACCACTTGTACCTGATAAACCTGAAGTACCTAATGTACCACTTAATCCGCTAGTACCTGATAAACCACTAACACCACTAGTACCTGACAATCCTGAAGTACCCGATAAACCACTAACACCTGAAGTTCCAAGAGTTCCTGATAAACCACTAATACCTAATGTTCCTGAAATACCACTAATACCACTATTACCGGATAACCCTGAAGTACCGCTTAATCCACTAACTCCTGAAGTTCCTGAGATACCTGAGGCTCCACTTAAACCGCTTGTACCTGAAATACCTGATGTACCTAATGTACCACTTAATCCGCTAGCACCTGATAAACCACTAATACCTGATGTTCCAAGAGTTCCCGATAAACCGCTGATACCTGATGTTCCTAATGTACCACTTAATCCGCTAGTACCTGAAATACCGCTAATACCTGAAGTTCCTAATGTTCCTGAAATACCGCTGATACCTGAAGTTCCTAATGTTCCTGAAATACCGCTGATACCTGAAGTACCTAATGTACCACTTAATCCGCTAGTACCTGATGTTCCAAGAGTTCCCGATAAACCGCTGATACCTGAAGTACCAACAGTCCCTGAGATTCCACTAATACCCGAAGTACCACTTAATCCGCTTGTTCCTGATAAACCACTGATACCACTAGTACCAACAGTTCCTGATATACCGCTTAATCCTGAAATACCTAACAATCCACTAATACCTGATAAACCTGAAGTACCACTAATACCGATTGTCCCCGAAAGTCCTGATGTTCCACTTAAACCTGAAATACCACCAGTACCAACAGTCCCTGATAAACCACTGATACCACTAGTACCAACAGTTCCTGATATACCGCTTAATCCTGAAATACCTAACAATCCACTAATACCTGATAATCCTGAAATACCACTATTACCAATAGCTCCTACTGTTGTAAGAGCAAATGAATAATATGAATTACCTTCTGTGTAATATACTACTGATTTTGCTGATGACTCATTACTATTCAAATATAGTCTAGCTATCATTCTATTTGTTGGGTCAATAGTTGTTGTTGATAATACAACGTCAAGATTAATCTCAACCGGTACCACACTACTAACCCATCCAATTAATCCAATGTTTGTTGTAAATGTTGGTCCTATTGGGGTACCTGCTGAATTGGCTAATTGTATTTCCACATAAGCATCAATATCATCATTTGAGGCTTGTTTTAAATAATGTATATGAAATCTTTGTACACCAGCAGGAATTACCGCAAAACCTAGTTGTGGTGTTATATAATCAGAAACCAATTTATTCTGTTGGTTACTTGTTAAATTTGTTGTTAATGTTTGTGTGGTTGCCGTTGAAGGGATTGTTGTTAAAACTTTATACCCTGAAACGTCAGAATTTTGACTTTCATTTAAATAGTAAATTTGTCCTGAAGTTATACCTTGTTGACCAATTAACCCTGAAAGACCACTATCTCCTGAAAGACCTGAGTCACCACTTAATCCGCTAATACCTGAAAGTCCCGAGTCTCCTGAAATACCACTTATACCTGAGTCTCCACTTAATCCGCTAATACCACTATCACCTGAAAGACCTGAATCCCCCGATAAACCACTAATACCCGAATCTCCTGAAAGTCCTGAGTCACCACTTAATCCACTATCACCTGACAAACCTGATATACCGCTGTCACCTGAAAGTCCTGAGTCTCCCGATAAACCTGAATCTCCTGAAAGACCTGAAATTCCACTTGAACCTGAAATACCTGAATCTCCACTTAAACCTGAAGTACCTGACAATCCTGAAATACCTGAATCTCCGGATAAACCACTAATACCTGAGTCCCCACTTAATCCGCTAGTCCCTGATAAACCACTGATACCTGAAGTTCCGCTAATACCGCTTGTTCCTGATAATCCCGATGTTCCACTTAACCCGGAATCACCTGATAAACCTGAGTCGCCACTTAATCCGCTAACACCTGATTCTCCTGATAATCCTGAGATTCCACTATTACCACTTAAACCCGATAGACCACTATCTCCTGATAACCCACTAATACCTGATGTACCGCTTAGTCCTGAGATACCTGAGTCTCCCGATAATCCGCTGGCACCACTTAGTCCACTAATACCTGAAAGACCTGATGTTCCTTCAATACCCGAAATACCACTATCACCACTTAAGCCTGAAATACCTGAGTTCCCACTTAATCCGCTAATACCTGATGTCCCTTCAATACCGGAAACGCCACTATCACCCGATAAACCACTAATTCCACTATCTCCACTTAAACCGCTAATACCTGAAGTTCCTGAAATACCACTTGAACCATTTATACCACTAATACCTGATGCTCCATCAACTCCGGCAATACCGTCGGCACCAACTAAACCTGAAATACCACTATCCCCTGAAAGTCCCGAAATACCTGAGTCTCCTGAAATTCCTGAGTCTCCACTTAAACCGCTAATACCTGAATCTCCCGACAGACCACTATCTCCTGACAATCCTGATATACCGCTGTCACCTGAAAGTCCTGAGTCTCCACTTAAACCGGAAATACCACTATCTCCTGATAATCCACTAATTCCTGAATCGCCAGATAATCCTGAAATACCACTATCCCCTGATAAACCTGAATCACCTGATAATCCACTAATACCTGATGTCCCTTCAATACCCGAAATACCACTATCACCACTTAAACCTGAAAGTCCCGAAGTCCCTTCAAGACCTGAAATACCACTATCTCCCGATAATCCTGAATCACCACTTAAACCTGAAATACCACTAACACCACTTAATCCGCTATCACCTGATAATCCTGAGTCACCACTAATACCACTTAATCCGCTAATACCTGAGTCTCCTGATAAACCTGATGTTCCTTCTAGTCCTGAAATACCACTATCTCCTGACAATCCACTAATACCACTATCTCCCGATAATCCTGAATCACCACTTAAACCTGAAAGACCACTATCTCCTGAAAGTCCTGATGTTCCCTCTATTCCTGAAATACCTGAATCTCCACTTAAACCACTAATACCGGATGTTCCTTCAAGACCTGAAATACCACTATCTCCCGAAAGCCCTGACAAACCTGAATCCCCACTTAATCCACTATCTCCGGATAAACCTGAGATACCACTTGAACCATATATACCACTAATACCTGACGCCCCGTCTACACCTGCAATACCATCTGCACCTACTAATCCTGAAATACCACTATCACCACTTAATCCACTATCTCCTGAAAGACCTGAGTCCCCACTTAGTCCTGAAATACCACTGTCACCTGATAAACCACTAATACCACTATCTCCTGAAAGACCTGAGTCCCCACTTAGTCCTGAAATACCACTGTCACCTGATAAACCTGATATACCTGAATCACCTGATAATCCACTAATACCTGATATACCTTCAAGGCCTGATAACCCTGACTCTCCCGATAAACCTGAAATACCTGATTCACCCGAAAGACCTGAGTCTCCACTTAATCCACTATCACCTGAGATACCTGAAATACCTGAGTCACCCGAAAGTCCCGAAGTCCCTTCAAGTCCTGAAACACCACTATCTCCCGATAATCCTGAGATACCTGAATCACCACTTAATCCACTTAAACCTGAAATACCACTTAAACCTGAAATACCACTATCACCTGATAAACCTGAATCTCCGCTTATTCCACTAATACCTGATAAACCTGAATCTCCGCTTATTCCACTAATACCTGATATACCGGAATCACCTGATAATCCACTAATACCTGAATCTCCTGAAAGACCTGAATTACCACTTAAACCTGAAAGACCTGAGTCCCCCGATAAACCACTTAAACCGCTATCACCTGAAAGACCTGAGGTTCCTTCAAGACCTGAGTCTCCACTTAAACCGGAAATACCACTATCACCTGATAATCCACTAATACCCGAATCTCCTGATATACCACTTAAACCTGAAAGACCTGAGTCCCCCGATAAACCACTTAAACCGATATCACCTGATAATCCACTAATACCAGAATCACCACTTAATCCACTAATACCGGAATCACCTGATAATCCACTAATACCTGATAGACCTGAATCGCCTGATAGACCTGAGTCTCCTGATAATCCTGATAAACCACTATCCCCTGATAACCCTGAATCTCCACTTAAACCGCTATCTCCTGATAACCCTGAAATACCACTTAAACCTGAGTCACCTGAAATACCTGATATACCACCATCACCACTTAAACCGCTAATACCTGAGTTTCCTGATATACCACTTGAACCATATAAACCGCTAATACCTGATGCTCCATCAACTCCGGCGATACCATCGGGACCAACTAAACCTGAAATTCCGCTATCCCCGATTAAACCTGAAATACCACTATCTCCCGATAAACCACTATCACCTGAAAGTCCTGAGACCCCGTTTAACCCGCTAATACCACTATCTCCTGAAATACCTGAATCACCTGTTCCACTTAAACCGCTAATACCCGATGGTCCTGTTCCACTTAAACCTGATTCACCACTTAATCCACTATCTCCTGATAATCCACTATTTCCGCTAGTCCCGATTAACCCTGAAATCCCGCTTAACCCTGAAACTCCTGAAACTCCTGTCCCTAACGTTGTTTGAGCAAATGAGTAATGAACATTACTTTGAGATAATAACGTTATTTGTCTATTAGAGGGGGATAAATTTTGTGCCTTAACTCTTACAACAATTCTATCTGAGAAATTTTGAGTATAACCTGTTTGATAAACATCGGTCACAACCATTTCTGCTAATGTTCCATAACCAGTAACATTGACTGGGTCTGTTTGAAATAAAAAACTTTCCGTTCCACCCGTTGTTCTAAGATAAACCTCGACAAACGCGTTAAATGTTGATATTTGAGTTTGTTTACTTAAATGTAAGTAAAAACTCCAAAACCCTGCGGGTATTGCTGTAACACCCGGTACGTCTGGGGGTGTCATATATGTTTGTATTGTCGCTATTGTACTAGCACTGACTAATGTTGTTGCACTACTCTCTACGGTAATTTTAGGAACCGTTGAAAACTCTAAATATGGTGATTGTGATTCTGTTGTGTTAAAAAAGAAAATTGCACCTCCATTTACACCGTTGATACCTTGTTGACCACTTATACCTGAAAGACCTGATGGTCCGGTACCACTTAAACCTGATAAACCGGAATCACCACTTATACCGCTATCACCTGAAAGACCTGAGTCTCCAATTAATCCTGAAAGACCTTGCAATCCTGAAATACCTTCTAAACCGGAATCCCCACTTAAACCTGATGGTCCGGTACCACTTAAACCTGATAAACCGGAATCACCACTTATACCGCTATCACCTGAAAGACCTGAGTCTCCAATTAATCCTGAAAGACCTTGCAATCCTGAAATACCAACATTACCTTCTAATCCTGATAAACCCGAAATACCACTAACACCAACTCCTCCACCGGATGTAATACCAGTAACAGATACGGTATTACCGTCATTTCTATATAAATCTAATGTTGATGTTGCAGAAAAATAAGTACCTCCTGTAACAAATATGTCTGTAGATGATGTTGCTAAAATTCTCCATCGAGCGTTTGGTCTTGTAACACCATTAACACCTTCAATAGTTGAACCTGTCCAAGTATCGATAAAAGTTTGACCCTCAGGTGAATTATTTTTAACGGTTGTCCCAAAGTCTGATATTACAACAGTGTTACCACCAATACCTGATGCCGCAAGAGCGTTAGACCATAAAGTATTGTAATTGTCTATTGAGTATTGATAAATTTGGTTAGTTTGATAAACATACACTAACATACCCAAACGTCGTCTTCCTGATGAAATGTTATCAGAATTTAACGTTAAAGTATCAAATGAAAATGTCCCACCATTACCTTTATAAAATTGAATTGGAATTGTATTACCTGTAAATTCAACATCCCCAACAAAACTAGGTGGGATTGTATATACTAAATCGTTTAGAGTATAAACCTCCATAAAACCCCCCGTATTTAGCACGCTGAATGTTGTTCCAAAAGTACTTGAACGTAGTAAAGATTGACTACCTGTTGATATTAAAGGAGATAATGGATTTTTATAGTTTAAGTTAGACATATTTTTTTCAAATTAATAGTTACGAAGAAACCGTATTTCCTCTAAAATAAATACTTTGATTATTGTTTAAGACAAACAATCTATTAGGGAAAGTTGTATAAACTTTATATGTTACCGGATGAATTGTTGTTCCTGTATATGTAAATGTATATTGACTTATAGTTCTTTCTGTTAATACTGTAATTAATGAATTTGCATCACCATCACTATTAACATCAATAGCTGTTTGTGTTTGATTATTGGTTAATGATATTGGAATAATCCAAGTATACCAAGATGATTCAGGTATAGTACCTTGAAGTATCTCAGTGGTTGTAAAATTATATGCAACAATTGGATGTCCAAAACTGTCAAATCCACCATTACTTTGTGGTACACTTTGTCTAATAATTGACGGGAATAACCCACTAGTCCATCCACTAAAGTCAACATATCTATTCATATCAATATCAAACTGTGTTTGGTCTTGAGCTGGTTGACTATTATTTGTGAATCCAAAGAAATTAGACCCACCATCATACATCCATTGACCAATATCTTGTGAACCACTCATAGGTTCTATAAATAAATTGGCAAAATATACCGGTGTTGGAGTTGGTGTTGGAGTGTTTGTTGGGGTTTCTGTTGGTGTAATTGTTAATGTAGGTGTTGGAGAAGCACTTGGAGTTTCTGTCATTGTTGGAGTAACAGTCATTGTTGGGGTAGGACTTGCACCTATCGTTGGAGTCACGGTTGGTGTATTTGTTAATGTTGGTGTTAGAGTTGGAGTTGGCGTTGGTGTTGGTGTACGTGTTAATGTTGGTAAATAAAAATCTAATATACAAGTTTTTTTAACTTGTGGTAAATATATTTTGTACTGACCATAATAATCATCAGTTTCATAATCATACGGTAAAATATGTGTACCTAAATTTATCACACCACCAGTTGCTGGGTAAAATATAATGCTTCCACTATACCCGCTATAATTGTCCGTAAATATTCTAAAGGTCTTTGCCATTTTTTTATTTATAAATAGTTTTGTATTTTATATAAATAGTAGACGTGTATAAAATTAAAATCCCCCATTTAATTTGGAGGATTTAATATTTGTTAATTATTATTTTTTATTTTGAAAATAATTTTCAATTCTACGGCTTAATCTTATTCTTGGGTCATTTTCATTTCTACCTAAAACATTGTATGGTACTAAAAAACCAAAACTTAAAAAAACTCTTCGAGAGTTAAACTCCTCTGTCCAATGTTTAAATAATGAGGCCTCAAAACAATACAAATCTTTTTGTTCTATTGTTGGTGATGATTTATCTATGAAAATTTTATAATCTTCAGATAAAACACTTATATTACATTTGTAATTAATGTACCCTTCAATAGATGCGTCGTAATGTGGTTGTATTCTACCACCTTTATTCATATCAACCGCTTGAAGAAATACATTATCAAGGGGTATATTATTTTCCTTTGAGATTCTTTCAAAGATGTTCATTATAATTTGTGGGACATCTTGGTTTGAAACTTTAGAAACCGATTGAAAATTTGTAATGTAGTTTGTAAGTTCAGTATTTGAAATGTCTATAATACAAGATTTACCCTTTAGTACCTTTGAAATTTCACTTAAGTGGTAATTGGGGTCTCCGTCTTCCGGATTTAACAAATCAACCCAACTAACGAGTTGTAAAACCTCATCATCGTTAATAAACCCTTTTACTATTTTATAATCTTCACTCCCCATTTATTAAGAAATTCTTTTGGACCGATTTCTAACTCCATTATTGATAAGTTTTTTTTATTGTAAATTTTCATCATTTGTTCTTCAGAGCCGGCCATTGTGCAAAACCAATGAGTTGCAGGTTCTTCTCCTGTTGGGGAACAAGGTATTTTCATTACATTTTTATTTACCCAAGCTTCTCTAACTTGTTCTACCTTATCGTTTTCTGTTAAAATATTTATTCTCATATTATTTATTTTTTAATAAATTAAGTAGTTCTTTTTTTTCTTCTCTTGATTTCGGTTTACTCTTGAACAAATTAAAAACTTCAGTAATTTCTTCAGAAGTATATGTATTAAGTAATGTAGTTTTAGTATCCTCACACTCTCTGTGTGTCATTTCATAAGCCTCCTTTGAGTTATCAACCCAAATATCGTTTTCTAAAGATTGTAGAAACTTATTATCACTTTTTCTTTTAATATATTTTATCATTTTTTTCTGTTTTAATTTTTTTATTAGTCATTGAAAACATAAAATGTTAATGTGCTATTAGCACAGAACTGAGTTTCAAGATTTGTTGCCATAGTTAAAATTATGCCCCCCCCATCGTCAGAAAACGTACCAAGAAAACTTGTATTAGTATCTGTATTCAATACGGTAACAACTTCAGATATGTCATTAACAATAGTACCACCACTTGTGTAAAAAGATTGAATAAACATATCTCCGCAATAAAAATCAATACTTACATTTGTGAAAGGAAATGATGCTGTAGTTCCACTAATTACTGTCGGTGTGGTATCAGTATCTTGTATAATTTGAATCTCAATAGGGAAATAATACAAACTATTAGAAACTGGTTCAGGAACACTAACATCAAAAACCGCAAGAAGAATACTATCGTCTTTTTCAATAACAGTATAGGGTAATACGAAAGTATCTATTGTGGTAGGACCAAAAAATGGTATTGCAACATTTCCACTTAAAACAAATGTTGTGTTTCTATTAAAAGTATTATACAGTGGTCCTGTAATTGAATTAAAAGCGATGTAAATACCTGTAAAATCCTCAATCCACTCAATATCGAATCCCAAGTTATTTTCTAATACTGTTACCGCTAAATCACCACTAGACACTAAAGTAGAACCGTTATCCCAATTTGTTGGTGTTTCTCCTGTTGCAATGAATACACATCCCGTTGTGTCTATAACTCCACTTGTTACATTAGCAATATTACTAAAACTATCACCACTAACATAAGTGACTATCGTGTAAGTTTCACCTATAATAAAACCATCATTAAAACCACCAAAATCATTTAAGGTAGTGCCAGTCTGAGAACCTATCTGAGTTAGTAGTGCTTTGTAAGTTGCTAAACTTCCTGTTGTAACTCCGGTAACACTTAAATTCCCATTAATTGTTATATTACCATTTATGGTTTGTCCCGATAAGTTATTTACTATGTATTTTGTTTCCATTTTTATTCGTTAATATTTTTTATTGTTAAGACATCACTTGCGTCGTAGTAAGATAATCTATTTGTTAGATTCGAGTTTTTGAAAATATTACAAGTATATAACTCATAAACTGAAGGGTTTTGACTAATACTTGTAACCGTAATGATTACATCATCAGAATAAACGGATTCAACAATTATGGTTATGTCTTCCGTACTACCAAACACATCTCCAGATATTGTTAATATCTCTCCAACTAAATAACCTGTACCTCCCTGATTTAACACTACACTACTAACTACTCCGCTAGTAACTGTAACATCAAAAGATGCGTTTTCACCACTACCCGTACCTTGAGCAAATATATTAGGATATGAACCTGTAACCCCTGTTATTCCAATCCCATTCCCTGAAAATGTAGTAATAATACCTGTGTCACCTCCAATAGATGTACCTAATATTGTTATTGTATCACCAATAACATATAGTTTACCTGAATTATTTACACTAACATTAATAACACTTCCACTAATCACATCAATTTGAAATAATGCGTTAACACCATTACCATTAGTTGTACCACCAACATTACCATAACTAGAATCTGTAGCGGTGTTTCCTGTAGCAAAATAAGTAATACCACTTATGTTTCCATAATTTGTGGTGAAATCGATATTATCTACATAGGTATCAACAATATTCCATTGGAAGTATTCCCCAATTGTGTTATTGTAAAAGTTATCAGGAATTGTATTGTTGTAAAAGTATTCACCAATAGTATTATCATTAAAATAATTTCCAATTCTATTTCCCTGATTATATGAACCACCAAAACCAAATCCATCTTGTATTTCATTATTTCGAAAATCTGTACCCAGTGTATTGTATAAAAATGAACCATAACAAGTATTAAATGAAAAATAATCCCCAATATTGTTATGTGATGTATTACCACTAAAAGTATTTGGTGAACACCCAAACCCTATATTATTAAATCCAAACTCCTCAAATATATCATTACCCTTAAAATCTGTTTTAATTTGGTTACTCCAAAAATTACCTTGAATGTCATTTCCTTTAAAGTTATTCATTATTTGATTGTTCTCAAAAAGAAGACCTGAATTATTAACATCCCCAATTGTGTTTAGATTGAAACCATTTAATATTGAATTTTTTCTAAACTCAAAATATATGGTATTAGTATTAAAATTATCTCCTATATTATTAGATGAGAAAACATTACCTGTTGTATTACTTAGAAAATAATTTTTTATTTGATTGTTTAAAAAATTATCTGCTATTGAATTTGTTTGAAAATTATCTCCTATTACGTTATTAGTAAAACTATTTCCAATAGCAACATTTAAACTAAAATTATTACCTATTTGATTATCTAAAAAGTTTGTACCAATTATAATGCTTGGATTTGTAAAATCATACCCAATTCTATTTTTAACAAATCCATCAGATGTTGTATTTTCTCTAAATCCACTTAAAATTTCGTTTCCTTGAAATTGTGAACCTATTACATTTAATCTAAATCCGTTAAAAATAGAGTTATTATAAAACTGACTACCTATTACATTTAAACTAAAATTATTATTCATTACATTGTTATAAGCATCTCCTTGTATTACATTATCGTGACATAAATCTCCAAACTTATTTTCGTAAACTAATGAGCCTATTGTATTATTATAAAAATCTGCTCCTGTTGTATTGTCCCAACAATCATCATCAAATATATTATTTGATAAAATAAAACCTGTATTGTTTAAATCTAAGGTGGTATAAAAGTTCCCTATTTTATTAGAATAACAACCTGTTCCAAAAGTTGGAATATCATCAATGTAAGGATTCCCATTATCTTTAATTACTGTATAAATACCACTTGAAAGTGATGTTTCGTATCGTTTAAATACCACTTGTCTATGGTCATAATCTGTTCTGTTATTAAACTCGTCAATTCTTTCAGTAATTCTACCTTTAGCAGGATTATCTGTAACTTCAGTTGCATTCCAAGTAATATCATAAGAGATTTTATCTTGTGGATATAGTGTTGAATAAACTGTAGGGGAGAATCCTGTTGTTGAAATTGCCAACAATAATATAGGTTCTGTTGTTCCTGTCTTATAATTACCGATAGTTATTGGGGCACCATTAACATCATAGTTTGGTTGGTCGTAACACGTTTGGAAGTCAGTCATTAAATAATAACTTCCTGCGGTTAGTGTTTCACCTGTGGCGAATGAATATAACTCATCGTAAGTTCCTTCGTTATAGTTTGAATTAGTGAATGCCGAATATGCTATATGGTATGTATCACCGCTCAATTCTACAGGAAATAATGTATCCGTTGTTACTCCCGAAAGATATGTTAGTTGTCCAATTGTTTTACCTGTTAATGACATAATTTGTTTTTTATTTTATAAATAGTTTAATTTTTTAAGATGGATTATCAATACTCTAAATATTCATTATTCCCAACACTTATATATTCATCATTACCGATTAAAATTGGGTTAATTAAAATGTCAATTGGTGTTGAAGGTGTAGGAGTTGGTGTAGGAGTACTTGTAAATGTTGGTGTAGGGGTACTTGTAAATGTAGGTGTTGGCGTTGGCGTAGGAATAAAAGGAATAACAATAATTTCATATGTACTTCCAACCGGAGTTCCTGATAATTGACTAAAAAACGGCTCTCCTGTGTAGTTGTTATAATCTTCATTTATTGTAACAATAGTTTGTCCTGATAAACTTCCCAAACTAACCGTAACACCTGTAAATATTGTAATTGGAGAACCACTATAAACATTTAGAACATTTTCAAAAGTAACATTTATTTCTTCACTATGTGGACGGTTTAATACTAATGTATAATACGAGATTATTGAACCCGGTTCATATTCAACAAAAAGTTCTAAATTTAATGGTTCTAATGTTGGTGTTGGGGTTGGAGTTGATGTTAGTGTCACGGTAGGGGTTAAAGTAATTGTTGGAGTAACAGTATTTGTTGGAGTAATTGACGGTGTTGGTGCTTTACAAGGGTCAAACGTAGGTGTTGGTGTTCTTGTTGGGGTAACCGTTAGTGTTGGTGTTTGAGTTTTTGTAACAGTTGGTGTTGGTGTCGGTACTTTACAAGGGTCAAATGTTGGTGTAGGTGTCATTGTTGGAGTAACTGTTGGTGTTGCTGTTCTTGTTATTGTCGGTGTCGGTGTCGGTGTCGGTGTAGGTTCAGGTACATTCATTATTATAGGACAATCTGACCCTTCAACTAAAATAGTATAAGTTCCGTATACGTTACGAGGAGGAGATAATAATGTAGGGTCAAACTCATAAGGTAGAATTTGATTACCTAAATTAATCACCACATTAACTTTTGACGGTTTAAATATGATATTTGCTGTCTCACCAATATGACTTACACTTTGTATTATTATTGAACTCATCTTTTAAAAATTATTTTCAACGGCCAAACATATTTCACCTCGTTCATTTATTAATCTTGTCATATCTGTAAATGAGATAAATGCGTGACCCGATTTACCCCAAGATTGGCCCCAACTATTCTTTATTCTAAATAATCTATTAACTGTATCAACACCATTTATCACATAGGCGTGACCACCAGCCAATGAACCTCCAATACTAATCACTCCATTTGAATTTGGGTAAAACATATTACGATACCAATTAGTACCAACAACTACCGGCCCAATTTGTAATAATGTATTTATTAATGTTTGAACATCGTAACCCCAATAATAATTACCAATTTTACGAGTTGTGTTTAAATATTTAGCACCACCCCTAACCGAAGTTCCTGCGTAATTCTCACCAGGCCATTGGTCAACTTTTTGAGCTTCTTTATATATTGTTGTCGGATTTACCGGTGGTTGAACACCTAAATGAACTATAGGTCCGTCAGCAATCCAATGTGCCCAAGCATATCCTACACATTGAGGAGTATTTCCTTGATTTCCCCACCAAACATTAGCATCCCAATATCTACTTGTTAATCCAACAATTGTTGGCGTAGGTGTTGGGGTTGGTAAAATACTTCTTGTTTTTGTCGGTGTAATTGTCGGGGTAGGTGTCGGGGTAATATTTATTGTTTTTGTTGGTGTTGGAGTAGGTGTTGGTACAAGACTTCTTGTTTTTGTAGGTGTAGGTGTTTTTGTTGGTAAGGGTCGTCTTACAACTCTAGTTACACTTTTAATTAATTCAAAATGGTCTTTAATTAAATAATTATTATCTCTCTCATCCGGAATATAAATCCTACCTAAATCAAATGGAGGTAGTTCTTCCGGTGTTGTTATTACATATGTAAAATCATTAACCGGACATACTTCTCCACAATCGGGACAATCTGGATTAAACATATTAAACGTATCTTTTAATAAATTAAAATTATGTTTAACTTCATCCGCAGATAATGGTTCAACATACATTCTAAATTGAGATATCCCCCCATCAAATGAACCCGCAAAATTTTGTTCCAATAATATATCAGTAGTTAACCCGCTAAATGTTGTTCCAACTAAATCATTTGTTGGTAAACACTCAGGGTCTTGAATATAAGTCGTCCCTGTTGTAGATGAGAATGTCAAATTCTCTCTTAAACCTTGAGTCCCACCACCCCACGAAATATTATAAGGTACCCCAACTTGTTTTTCCTTATCAGTACTTAAAGCTCTTGGAATTATTTCCTCAAAATCCTCAATAGTATAAAATATCCTACCATTGATGTAGATTTTTAATCTACCTTTTCTATAATCTTTATCAATTAACCATTTTTCATTAAGATTAACTAATTGTATTTTTTCTGGGTCTTTACCACAATCTTGTGTATAAGGTACCGTAATTAACGACACGGAATTATCGGCTAAACCATCTAATAATTTTTCCTCACTAATATCTCCAATACCACCTCTATACCATAAATCACAACTATCTAACCAAGTATATCTTTCCCAAACGGCAGTAATGTGAAACCAATGTTCCAAATCTAAATACGATGGGTTATGTTGTAAACAATATGGGTAAATCGGTGGTGAACAATAGTTGTCTATTGTATATCCTGTTGTGTAAGTAATACCTGTTGTCGAACAAGTTCCACTAGTTTCACAACCTCCAGTAAATCTTAATACTCTTACACCTATTTGAGGATTATTTGGACTACCACATAATTTGAAAGCCAATGCGTTTGACATTGAATCAAATAATGGGTCGATTTCACAAGTATTTTCAACAGAACCAGGGTTTAAATTACAATCAATACAAGGATTACAATCGTTACAAGTTGTACATATTAAACAAGTACATCCCGGTGTACAAGCACTGATTGTTTCACAATTTGATGGTGATGGTACCGGAGTAGGTGTTGGTGTCGGAGTAGGACTTGGGATTGGACAATCGTGTGATTTATATTCCCACCCACAAGTAATACAACCGTCACAATCTGATTTGGTCGGTCTTGGAGGATAAACATATATACATCTACTATTTACTACCGAATTATCACAACAAGCACAAGTCGTTAAACCTGTAACTTCAGATGTAACTCTTGTATAACCTGTTAGACATCTTGGATGCCCGTCAGCATAATGATAAAATTTATTTTCAGCACGAGCCCCAAAATAAAAAAACATATCTTTATTGTTTGGGTAAATTTCATTTAAAGTTGTTTCCCCACTGCTCGGTGAATATTCATTGAATAATCTTGGTTTTAATAACATTTCAACCGACCATCCTTTATTCATCCTTTCAGGGAATATATCATAGTCGTATCCAAATAATCTATAGAATCCCTGATAGAATCCACCATATAATTCGTGGTATCTACCTACACTATCATTCTTACTAACAACCTCATATAATATAGTATCGTCAAATCCTGAGAATCTAACATTAGAACTAGTATAACCTGTAACTTGGAATAATTTTAATCTTCTATCAAATGATAATCTATCAAATTTAGTATAGTCATTAATCCCATTAGTGAATGTTATTGATTGTCCTGTCATTGATTCAACCAATCCGTTGTCAATACCTGTTAGACCAATGTCACAAGATGTCCCTGCTGTTACACAACTTAAATCTATATTCTCGGGGTTATAATAATTTTTTGAAACAAAAATATTATTAAAGTCATATTCCTTATAATATAATGAAATTGGTTGTACCGATATTGAATCGTTAATATCAAAATTAATAGGTAATCTGTTACCATATGTTTCGGCAATTAAATAAGGTGAGAAAACCACTTCTTCTTTGTAGTTTCTTTCATCAGTAGATAACGTCATATCACTAACGTCTAACGCTAATTTTACCCCCCAATTTGGTTTCGGAAATTGATTTATATTTTGACTCACAATCTTTTTTATGATAAATAGTCAGAAACGAAGTATTTATATATAAAAAGTTGATATGATTAATTTTAATACCGAATATTTTGGAAACAATTGTTATTTCTATATTAAAGATAGAGGTAACAAAATATCCCTTTATTATAATGTGGCAGACACTTTAACAGAATCAAGAAAGTCTGACGATAAACTTGAGTTTGATAAAAAAGACGAAAAAAAAGTTAAAGGAGTGGTTTCCGCAGCATTAAAAACAAAATCAAAAGTAACAAAGAAAGGTTTGGATAAAAAACTTAAAGGTCTTAAATCCAAAGAAGAAATTGATGAACTAGTTGATGAAGATGGTGGTTTATTAGGTTCAAGAATTCCGGATATTAACCACACACTATCACCTAGAAAAACTACTGACCAATATGTTGTTATGGCTAGAACTACAAACGACCCTGTTACAAGAGGTTATAGAGTCTATTATGGTGAAGGTAAAGAAAGTTCTGAAGAAGTTATTAATGAGATTGATTATTCTGAAGCCTTTGGTTATGAAGAAACAAAAGATATGGACTATAAAGACACTGTTAAAACTCTTGAAGAAATGGGTGTTGAAAATGCTGAGGAAAGAGCAGAAGAATTTGGCAAACTTCCAAAAGCAGAAGTTGAAGATGGTGAATTAAGACAAAGATTATCCGAAAAAGAAACATTAGAAGAACGTCAACATAGATTAATGAAAAAAATGGTCGAAGATATTTTAACCAAAAAACCTAAAACAGATTCTGATATAATTAAAAATACTGGTGTTAGTAAAATTTTAAAGAAAAACCTTAAAGCAATAAAAAATATTGCAGATAAAGAAGGTATTAGTATCAATATGTTAATAAAAGCTTTAAAATCATCCGACAATGAATAGTGATTTATACGGAAAAGTTTTTGATGTCCCTCAAGATGTTGTAGATTATCTACACCAATGTCATTCGGCAGCCGGAGACGTTGATGAAACAACTGAAGGATATAAAAGAAACAAAGATTTAAGAGAAAAGAAACAAGTCACTTACCAACAACTTAAACGAATGAAGAATTGGTTTGATGAGTTCAGTGGTCACGAAGATGAAGTACCTCACATTTTAAATGGTGGACATTATGTAAAAAGTTGGGTTAACAATACTTTACAAGGTAAAAGAGATGATATTGAAACGTCAAACCAAACTAAATCAATTGTATTACCAAATCAACAAATAGATACTCACGATAAAAATGATGTAAGAACAATGAATAGACCAAGTAAAAGTCATAGTTCATCTGTTAATCAATATAATACCGATATTACAGAAAACTTAAAAAGAATAAACGAACTAATAAAAAAAATATTATAATATGGCAAATTTAGAACCTTTAGATTTCGCACAACCGGATAATAAATTATCCCAAATCGCAGCTGCTCAAAGAGCGTTATTATTCCCAAAAAACGATTATAAAGACACTGCTAACGAATACTCAGCAGTTAACCCTGACGCTCTTGCAACTGGAGATGCTCAAGGTAAAGGTACAGGTGGGGACTTAGATACTAATAATGAAAGTGCCGGAGCAATCCAAGATATCCTTGAAAGAAAATCAGAACTTGTATTTAACCAATATAAATCAAATTCTCCATATACAACACCGAGTGCGTAATGAAACTTTACAACACATTTAAATCTCTTATTTTAGAAGTAGCGTCTGTCGACTCAATTGTCAGCGCTATAAAAAATAAAGATAGAATTGTCGTATACTACGATGGTGATGAACCGGGTGGTCGTGGTTTAAGAACTATTGAACCAGTTTGTTTCGGATATTCTAAAGCCGGTAACCCTGTGTTACGAGCTTGGGATAATGAAGGAGCATCTCACACCGCTTACAAAGGTGAACAACCTTTACCAGGGTGGAGATTATTCAGAGCCGACAAAATCGCATCATTCAAACCAACGGGTGAGAAATTTAACGAACCAAAACCGGGATATAATCCAAGAGGTGATAAAGGTATGACAAGAGTTATTATAAACGCAGTTTTTGGTCAACCAACAGAAGAACCGACAACTGAACCAATACAGTAAAATATGAATAGTGAAGCTGATTTAATTCAAAAATTAATGATATCCAAACAAATAATGGATAAACACAATCAAACACCAAGAGGTAATATGCCATCAATGGACTCATATAGTTCACCTGAAGTAGAATCTTACGAACCGGTTGGGGCAAAATATAACATCCCACAAGAATTCTTACAAGAATCTCAATCAAATGAACCATACTTATCATCAATTCCAAAAACTCCAACAATGCCACAAGCAATGACTAAAGATAGAGTTATGTCATCAAATCTTCCTGATGAAATCAAAAGATTAATGATTGAGCACCCAATTGAAGTTCCAAACTCAATGGGAGGGGGGGCAACATTATCTAATGACTTAGTCGAGAAAGCAGCAAGATTAATGAACACTGACGCTAGAGGTAATCAACCAAAACAAAGAGTTCAAGAACAATCTCAACCTCAACAATCAAACTTTAATATGAAAGAATTAAAGTCTATGCTTCGTGAAGTTGTAGAGGAAGTCTTACAAGAAAACGGAATTTTATCAGAATCTGAACAAAAATCTAATGAAGTCTTTTCTTTTAAAGTTGGAAAACATATATTTGAAGGTAAGGTTACTAAGATAAAAAAAATCTCTTAACTTTATTTACTCTCAAGATTAACCCTCATCTACCAAGTTGAGGGTTTTTTATTTTATATGGTTGATATTGTTTTTATTTCTTCTTATATTTTCGGATATAATTTAAGAATATGAAAGAAAAAATTAATGTATTAGTATTACCCTCAGATAAAACAGGTGTTGGGAAATTTAGGTCTATTGACCCACACGTATTTTTACAAAACTTATATCCTGATGACTTCCACGTAGATATCGACTACGAACCTCAAATGAACAATATTGGATATTGGAAGAAATATCAGATAATCCACGCTCACAGAACTATTGGTAACGATTATGATAATTCGCCAAGGTTAATTGAATGGTTAAAATCGTTAGGTATTGTTGTTATTATAGATTTGGACGATTATTGGTTACCAACCGTAGACCACCCAATTCACAGTATTATTGTTCAAAATAAAATTGACGAGAAAATTAAAGCAAATTTAAAAGTTGCTTCATATGTTACAACAACCACCGATATATTTGCAAATGAAATAAGAAAGATAAATAAAAATGTCCTTGTTTTTCCAAACGCAATTAATCCAAAAGAACCACAATTTAATCAACCAACCCCACCATCTGATAAAATTAGAATAGGATGGTTAGGTGGGTCTTCTCACCTACAAGATTTAAACCTGTTAGGAGGGTTTGTTCAAAAAAATCAAGACATTAACGATAAATTACAATATGTTATTTGTGGGTTTGATACTAGAGGAACAGTTACTGAAATCAACCCTCAAACTAAAGAACAAAAACAACGACCTATTTTGCCACACGAAACCGTTTGGGTAAAATATGAAGAAATCTTTACAAATAATTATAAAACAACTGATGAGGAGTATAAGAAATTTTTATTAACTTATAAGGAAGAAGAATATAAATCAAATATTGAATTACCTTATTTAAGAGTTTGGACAAAACCCGTTACAAGTTACGCTATGAATTATTCAAAGTTTGACATATCTTTAGCACCAATTAAAAATCACGTCTTTAATAGAATGAAATCTCAATTAAAAGTTATTGAGGCGGGGTTTTATAAAAAGGCGTTAATCGCATCTGAGATTGGACCATATACTATTGATTTAGTACATTGTTTAAAAAATGGAGAGTTTAATGATAATGGTAATGCTATTTTAATCCCTGAATCAAGAAATCATAGTGATTGGTCTAAATCAATTAAAAAATTAGTTCAAAATCCTGAAATGATTACAGAGTTAGGTGAAAGATTATATAACACAGTAAAAGACAAATACGACCTTAATAAGGTTACAGATGAAAGAGCCTCTTGGTACAAAAGTTTAATTAATTAAAACATAACAAATGATAAAAATACCTTTAACCAAAATATTGTTTCTTGATATAGAAACTGTTGGTGGTTGTAAAAACTATACAGAGTGTCAAGTAAGTAATCCAAATGTTGCAAAACAATTTGAGAAATATTTTGATTGGTTCCAAAAAAGATTTCCGGAAGATGCTGGATTCTCGGCCGATAAAGTTTTTGAAAAAAGAGCCGCGTTAGTTCCTGAGTTTGCAAAAATTGTTTGTGTAAGTGTTGCCTTTGTTATGGATAATGGTGAGATTAAAAAACAATCATTCTCAGGTGATGATGAAAAATCGTTATTAAAAGAATGTCAAACATTACTTAATCGTTGTGGTAAATTAGATTTTTATCTATGTGGTCACAACCTTAAGAATTTTGATATTCCAATGTTGGCGAAAAGAATGATTATTAATGGATTAATGCCTCCAACATTATTACCATCATACGATACCAAGCCGTGGGAAATCAAAGCTATCGACACCAAAGAGATTTGGCAATACGGGGCATACACTGCAATTGGTTCATTGGACTTAATGTGTTCTTGTATGGACGTTCCGTCTCCAAAAGAGGGTGATGTTACCGGAGATAAAGTTCACGACGCATATTGGAATAAAAATATGTTACCTGAAATCACAGCGTACTGCGAAAGAGATGTGTTAGTTTTGATTGATGTAATAAAAAAATTAAAAGAATTAGAATAATGAGTGAGATTAATGATTTAAATGAGTTAAGAAATAGAATTCTTAAATTACAAGAGTCTCTTCAAACAGAATCGGAAGAAATGAATTATGAAGACATTTTAAATGAAATGGATATTGACATAGTTCAACTTGAAAAAGATATGGTTGAGACACGTAGACTTCTACCTTTGGGGTTTAAAGTTTTACATCCTGATGCCACATTACCTAAATATAATTATGGTAGTGATTCAGGATTTGATTTACATTCTGTAAATGAAATTGAAATACCTGCGTTTGGTAGAGCACTTGTACCAACAGGTTTATCATTTGACATTCAAGATGGATATGAGATACAAGTTAGAACTAAAAGTGGATTAGCCATCAATCAAGGTCTTATGGTCTTAAACTCACCGGGAACTGTGGACAATGGTTATACAGGTGAAGTTAAAGCAATCATCTTTAATACTAACCCAACATCGGTAACAATACCAAAAGGTATGAAAGTAGGTCAAGCGGTTTTATGTCCGGTTGTGAATGGGGGTTGGGTTGATTTACAACAAACAAATAAAATAAACGAAAAAGAACGAGGTTCAAATGGGTTTGGAAGTACAGGGATTCAATAATATGTCAAACAATATATTGGTAATTATGTCTGATAATCGAGATATCATAAACGACATAGATAATTGTGATTATAATACTTTATGTGCGTTAATTAACTATAATTATTGTCAAAAAAATAACTATGGTTTTAAATATTTTAGACCACACAATAATGGTGAATTTTCATTACATAATTGTTACTCACCGTCTAAATCTTTAAGACATTCTTCTTGGGCTAAATTGTTATCAACAATTAAATCAATGACCGAATATGAACAATACGATTACATAGTGTATATTGATTCCGATTGTATATTAAATAATATTAATTTAACAATACAAGATTATTATAAAAATTTAACAATAGTTAATAAAGGTAATGTTGAAAAGTCAAATATACTTTTTTTAAATGACAGACCTTGGCATCCCGAGTCCCCTTGTGCCGGATATTACATTTTAAAAAATAATTCCAATTCAATGAAATTTATTAAAGAATGGTATTCTTCAGATGGTTGTGACATCAATCACCCATATGAACAATGGGCGGTTTATAAAATGTTTGAATTGACTAATCCTGAAGAAATATTACTTATTGATGATGTTATGTTTGTTGATTCACATAAAGACCAATTTTTAAGACATATTGGTACTCACGAGAGTCATAATAGAATACCATTTTTTAAAAATAAAATAACAGAATTATCCCTATTAGATAATTTTAATGAATTGATTGGGAGGTTAAGAACTGAAATTGTTGAATACGATACAAATAAAATAATTGAAGAACATTATGAATAATAAAGTTGACGTTTGTATAAACGTATTCGGAAAACCTTGGCAAACATTATGTACATTAAAAACTTTAATGAAACATAGCGGAGATAAAATTGATAAAATTTATTTAATTATTGAATCTACCCAACCATACAATGAAAGTTTACTTTGGATTTTTAGTTATTTTGATAATTTAATTATTCACACACCTAATACATATATTTTCACAAAACATCATATAAATAATTTAGATGAATCTGATAGACATACCGTAAGATATCAATACGGTATTGAAAAAAGTGATAAGAAATTTATTTTTATTACACATAATGATGTTTTATATACCGGAGATATAATTGGTGATATGTTAGACAAAATTGGTGATTCCGTTGGAATTGGCGAAATGGGTCAATGTTGGAATTGCCCCGCATTTAGCGAAGGTCTTTGCAGTGGTAGTAAATTTTATGATTGGAACCCATCAATTGAAGAAGTTTTAAGTTTGAAACTTCCTCACATCAGAACAGGGTTACATAATATTGATAGAGAAAACCCAAAACCAATGCCTGAATGTAGACTTAATGAATGGGCGTGTTTAATTAATAGAGAATTAAATAATAAAGAAACATACCCAAATGGAGATACACCATTTTTTGGTATGTATGGATTAGATTTAGGTGACCGTTGGTTTAAAAGTCTACATTTAAAAGGTTATAAATTTACAGACTATCGAGAAAACTTCAAACACTCATATTGGTCCCCATTAGATGGTGGATACCCAACACAATTAAACCAAGATATTTATAAAATTGCGGAAGAAAATGCTAAGAAATATTTTATCGAACACTTTGAATCAAAAAAAAATAAAATTAACGAATTAGGTTGGGAAAATAAAAAATACAAATAAACGATAAAAAAAAGAGGCTCCAATGTATTTGGAAGTACAGGAATTTAATTATGGAAACAGAATTATGTAAAATATTTTACAAATATAAATCAGACAAATGCTCAAAAATAAACCATTCTTATTCACCCGAATATTATAACCATTTAAACCCATATAGAGAAACATTTACCAATATACTTGAAGTAGGAATTGGTAATGATAAATTGATGAAACCTATTTGTGGTAATGACTATATTTTAGGTGCTAGTCTTAAATCTTGGGAGGAGTTTTTTCCTAACGCAAAGATTTATGGTTTAGATATACTTAGAGACGTGTTATTTTCCGAGAACCGAGTATCTTGTTTTTACACAGACCAATCTAACGAGAATGAATTAAATAAAACAATTGACGAAATTAGAAATGTTAATAACGATTCTAATTTATTGTTTGATTTAATTATTGATGATGGAAGTCACATTGTTGACCATATGTTATTAACCTTTAAAACATTATCAAAATACTTGAAGGTTGACGGTTTATATATTATTGAAGATATTCAACGAAAAGATTTGGATATATTCACCAATATAAAATTGACTGATTTTGAAATATTAAAAATATATATGGGGAACAGAAATGACGATGACTTTATAATTTATAAAAAAATAAAATAATGATTACAATAATTTACTCAACACATAAAGACGAAATTTATAATAACAAATTTAAACAACATTTGTTACAAAGTTCCGGATTAAAAGATGTTCAAATATTAGAATATGTTAACCATAACCAATATACCCTGTCTGAACTATATAACAAAGGAATTAAAGAATCTCTTTTTAATATTGTTGTTTGTTGTCATAATGATATTAAACTTGAAAATGGGTGGGGTAAAAAATTATTAACCGATTTTGAAAATAACCCTAACTATGGTATCATAGGTAAAGCAGGTTCTTGTTATTTTGCGGAATCCGGTGTTTACTGGGAACGTATGCAACAAACAATGGTTGGTCAAGTTTACCATCATCCCGAAGGTAAACAAAAATGGGTAAATAATTATTCGGCAAAACTACCATTTTTAATTCCTGTTGTAACTATTGATGGATTATTCATATCATTTGATAAAACAAAAATTAAACATCAATTTGATGAAACTATTGGTAAATTTCATTTCTATGACCATTTATTTTGTGTTCCAAATTATTTAGACGGAGTTAACATTGGTGTGACATCATCTTTTGAAATAACACACCAATCTGTTGGTCAACCAAATCAAGAATTTTGGGAGAGTAGAGAAAAATTTATAGAAAAATGGGGTAATAATCTTCCATTAGATTTAAAACCATCTAAGGTATATGTCCCTGAGATTAAAGAAAAACCTATTAAAAATATTGGTAAAGTTGCGATAATTATACCGACTAAAGGTAATGTAGAAATGTTATTTGATTGTGTTAATTCATTCTATCAACACTGTAACTCAAAATTGTTTGATGTTTTTATTGCCGACACTGGGTCGTCAGAGACAGAAAAAGAATGGATTAAAACTAATATACTACCACTTGGTGATATAAAACTTATTGAATATGATTATTATAATTTTGCAAAAATTAATAATGATGTTGTAAAAAATCACGTAGGGGACGAATATGAGTATCTCCTATTTTCAAATAACGATATTAAAATTCTTAATAATGTTATTTATGGTATGTTAAAGAATTTTAAAACTCATAATAAAATAGGTACAATTGGTGCGAGGCTTTATTTTAAAGATAATACAATTCAACACGATGGGATTTTTGCGATAATTCAAAATAATAGATTTGATGTTAGTCATTATAATTTAAGAAATTATTATCCTAAATCATCTTCTATCTCAGAAGTTATTGGGTCTACCGGTGCGTTACTTATGATAAAAAAATCTGTATTTATTCAGTGTGACTATTTTAACGAAAATTATATTAATTGTTTTGAAGATGTTGAGTTAAATTTTAAAACAACTATCTTAGGTTATAGGAATATATGTGACCTTAATTTAGTGTCGTATCATTTTGAGAGTCAAACTAGAAATGAAGACCCTAAAAATATTGAGAAGTTACAGTATGACTACATAAATAATTTATTACCATTTACGATGAAAAATGTTGATAAATTAAAACATAAAATTATACAACAATAATTAAATGGCTACATACAGCAAATCAAAAAACACTAAACCAACTCCTACTCCGGAAACTACAGGTAAACCAATAAGTAAAAAAGATTTAATTGGTCAAATCATCAAGAGAAAAACTAAAGAAAAGTTTTTAACTATAAATCAAAAAAAGTATTACGATACTTTAATTGATAGTGAAATTACAGTTTGTTCGGGACCAGCGGGTGTTGGTAAAAGTTACATAACAATGAAAGCAGCAATTGATTTACTTTCAGACCCAAAAACACCCTACGAGAAAATAATTATTGTTAGACCGGCCGTTGAAGCCGAAGAAAAATTGGGTTCTCTACCCGGTAATGTTGAAGAAAAGTTAGACCCGTACATTTTCCCCTCTTATTATTTATTAAATAAAATTATTGGAAAAGAGTCTCGTGAAAAACTTAAAGAGATTGAAGTTATTGAAGTATTTGCGTTAGCATTTATGAGAGGTATGAATATTGATAATTCAATCTTAATATTTGAAGAGGGGCAGAACGCTTCCCCAAGTCAAATGAAACTTCTTTTAACAAGAATTGGTTTTAACAGTAAGTTCTTTATTTCAGGAGATGTGGAACAATCAGATAAGTATAAAAACAAAACATTAAGTGGATTGTGGGACGCGATTGAAAAGTTTAGGGATGATGACTACGTTTCAACATTCGAATTCAAAGATAAAAACGATATTGTTAGAAACCCATTAATTAGTAAGATATTACGTAAATACGATAACGAACCGGATGAGAATAGCAATTGAGATTAATGGTGTTTTAAGAAACACCTTAGATAAAATTCAACAGACCTATCAAAAATATATGATAGATAAAACTGAGGGTATTGAAGAAGAAGAAGATATTGTTCGTGAAATTAAATTACCTATAGATAGTTTAGAATTAAGAAATCATTTTACGTTTATCGATGATGAAGAACTATATTCTTTTTTATACGAAGATTTCCCAATGGAAATCTTTGGTCATTCACAATCATCTGAATATCAAACATTCAACGATTTAAATGATATATACGTTAATTTAAGAGATAATCACGATTTATTAATAGTGTCAGATGAAATGGGAAGGTCTAAACCGGCATCATTATTCTTCTTATCAAAATTTGGTTGTCAAGTAGAAAAAGTAAAATTCTATAGTAATTTGACAATAAATTCAATGTGGGATGAGATTGATGTTTTACTTACATCAAACCCTGCACTATTATTAGAACATCCGGATGATAAAATATTAATTAAATATCAAACGGAATACAATAAACATATCGAAACAAAACATTCTATAACTAACCTTAAAGAATTTGAATTCGAATTAATAAAAATACTATAATGTTAAAAGTATTAGGAGAACACTACTATTTAGATTTAGATAAAATCGATGATTACGTCCAAATAAAAGAAGTTACACCATCAACAGGTATTACGGACACAACGCATATTAGCATTATAAAATATGAAACCGTTAAATTAATGATGGAAATTATTATGGATGAGCCTGAAGAAATTGATGAAACATTAGGGGCTAAAGGAACAAATAACTTATCAATACCGTTTAAAATAGCGTTTAACACGTTACTATATAAAAAATTACTAAACAAATTATAATATGAATCAAGAACAACTATCAAAATTAGAATTGTCTATTGAGAATATGAAAAATAAGAAAGCCAGAATTTATCTTATTGCTCAAGACACAAAAGGTAACGCCAAAGCATCTATTGCTTATATCTATAGATTAGGTATGGCATTATTAAAAGGAGGGTATAACCCGATAATCCTACACGAAAGTTCTGACTATACAGGTGTTTCTGAATGGTTAGGTGAAGAATATATGACACTTCCTCATAGAGTTATTGAAGGTCAAAATTTAGAAGTATCTCCTGAAGATTTATTAATTATTCCGGAACTTTTTGGGTATGTAATGAGTCAAGTATCTAAATTACCTTGCGGTAAAATTGTGTTATGTCAAGCTTACGACCATATTTTTGAAACGTTACAACCTGGAGAAAGTTGGACTCAATTAGGATTTTACAAATGTATTACAACATCTGATTATCAAAAAGAATTTATTGAGGGTATTATGAGAGGAGTCTCTTATGATGTTTTAAAACCATATTTTTCAGATAAATTTAAACCAAGTAATTTACCGGCTAAACCTATTATTGCAGTTCACACTAGAGAACATAGAGACACAATTAACTTAATTAAAAGTTTCTATGTTAAATTTCCACAATATCGTTGGATAACTTTTAGAGATTTAAGAACATTATCTGAAGACGAGTTTGCTAAAGGTATTCAAGAGTGTTGTTTATCTGTTTGGATTGATGAAACAAGTGCTTATGGAACATTCCCGTTAGAATCGATTAAATCAAATGTTCCTGTATTAGGTTTGGTTCCTAATATGGTACCTGATTGGATGAACGAAGATAATGGTCTATGGATAAATAACAAAGTTCAAATTGTTGATTTTGTTGCCGATTATTTACAAAATTGGTTAGAAGATAATGTTAGTGAAACTTTACTTGATGGTATGAAAAAAACATCAGAAGAACTTTTAACTAAAGAAATGTTTGATGAACAAGCATTATCAATTTTTGATAAAGTTATGAATACAAGATTAGAATCGTTCACAGAACAATTAAATAAACTAGAAACAATTGAAGAATAATATGGAAAACTATTTTGACGTATCAGTAATATTACCAATTAAATCCGGGAGGGCCTTTGACTTCTCTGAGTATTTTACAAAATGTATTGAGTCATTAAAAACTCAAAAATTAAAAATTAATGAATTAATCATTGTTCACACAGATGAAGATGTTATTATTGAATTTTTAAATAATTTCGACTTTGGTGACTTAACAGTTATTAAACTTGCTTGGACTGAAGAACCTAATTACACCTTACAAATTAATTTTGGTGTTAAAAATTCAAATTCTAAATGGGTTTCATTATTTGAATTTGATGACGAGTATTCAACAATATGGTTTAACAATGTTGAGAAATATAGCAACGCTTATCCAGATGTTGACGCATTTTTACCAATTGTCGTCGATACAGACCAAATGGGTAAATTTGTCGGATTTACTAATGAAGCAACATTCGCAGCTAACTTCTCATCTGAAATGGGAATTTTATCTAATGAAACTTTACAAGATTATCAAAATTTCCAAACATCAGGAATGGTTATTAAAAAATCCGCATTAGTTGATAATGGGTTATTTAAATCATCATTCAAGTTAACATACGGATATGAATTATTTTTAAGATTAACTAATAATTCAGTTAAAATAATGTCAATCCCTAAGATTGGTTATAAACATACTAACTTAAGAGATGGTTCAATTTTTTGGAACTATAAAAATGGTGAAAATGCTTTAACTGCCGATGAGGTTAAATTTTGGATTGATTCGGCTAAAAAAGAATATTTCTTTACAAATGATAGAGCCATAAAGTACGAACCACAAGAAGTTTAATGTCTGAACCAATTAATTTAACAGGAGATACCAGTGTTGAGTTAAAGAAGAAAGGTAGAAAACCAACCCAATTAAATTATTTTGATGTTCGGGAAGAACTGGCTGTGGTAAGATTTTTAGAGTCTACTTGTTACGAAGAAAAAAATAAAATATATAATGAGTTTTTAAAAAAACCTTTAGATAAGATGATATCTTCAATTATACGGAGATACAAATTATATAGAAAAGATATGGATTTCACAGATATCCACGTAGACACTCACTCGTTCTTAATGACAAAAATAGATAAGTTCAAGCCTTCTAAAGAAAAGAAGGCTTACTCTTATTTTGGAACCATATGTAAAAATTACCTTATGGGTCAAATCATTAAAGACCAAAAAGAAATGAATAGAAAAATATCCTATGAGGATATTTCGTCTAGTTTAGAAAATGATGAAGGATTCGCATACTATATCGAAAATGACGGATTAGATTCTGAAAGAGTTATTTATCACTTTTTAATACAATTAGAAGAATTTATTAAAAATGAAAACCTATCAGAAAATGAAATCAAATTAGGTCAAGCATTATATGACTTATTTGATAACTATGAGAATATTTTTGTCGGAAACGATAATAATAAGTTTAATAAAAATATTATATTACTCTCACTAAGAGAAATGACTAATCTTTCTACAAAAGAAATTAGAGGGTCAATGAAGAAATACAAAAATATGTATTTCACATTGATTCAAAATATGGTTAAATAAAAAACGCCATCTAAATATTTATCAATATGGGAAGACCAACAAAAAAAGAAATTAATTTAAGTAAAGAATCAATGTTATCGTTGATGCAGGAAATCTACAATGAACTTGTAGAACAAAGAAATACTGCCATCAGAATACAAAATAAAATGTTAACAATGATGAAAGAACCTGAAGATATGACAATCATCGGGCCAGTAATTGAAAAACAACAAAAAATCATAAATGATTGTGTTGAGAAAAAATTAACTTTATCAAAATTACAATCCGGTATGTGGGAAAAATCCAACTCAAGCAAAGATAGTGGTGGAGGGTTTTCGATAACTGATTTAGGTAGTGACGACGATTTACTAAAAAGTCTAATCGAAAAAGATATTGCAAAAGATGGTGATTCATATAAAATGAAAAAATAATAAATTATGCCATCAGTAGATTTAAATTTTGACTATAATAAAATTCAAGGTAAATTAAACGCGACTAAAACATATGCAAATGCTAAGTCGCAATATAATAATGCCGGTAAACAAGTTGGAGATTCTTTTGAAAAAACTAAAAAAGATGTTTCCCAATCATTAGATAAATTTAAAGACCAAACTAAAAGATATCAAAAACAAATTAAAAACCAATTTGAACAACTTTTAGATTTAGCTAATACCACCGGAGGAAGTGGTAGTGGCTCTCCAAAATACATTAAAAAACTCTTAATACGAACTGTCCATAACATTCAACCTAGATTAAGAACAATCGTTATGAATGATTGTTTAACCGCTTTAGGTTGTGACCAAGAACAGACTTATGGGGCCAATCAAGAAGTTTGGGTTAAAATAAATTCAATTGATTTATTTAGTAGATTAAAAATTGACCCAAATGATGAGGTTGGTAAAATTATCTATGAAAAAGAACCGGTATCACCAGGTATACCATTTTCAATGAATCATAAAATGTATGACCTAATCCAAGATGATAATCTAACATATACTCACGTAGGAAAATCAAATCAACAATTATTCACTATTCAATATAAAGAACTAGGTCAATTTGGTGAAACAGGGCCTTGGTATAAAATTAACCTTGCAAATAGATTAAATGGTGTTAATAGAGTTGGTGAATTTATGATTGACTACTATGACACAATTAAAATGGCGGAAGACACCGATATTATGGGGTCTATTATGGAGTCACTATGTGGTGCCGTATCGATGAAAGTCGATGCCGGTACATCTCAAGTTCAGAACGCTAGTCAAGCAGAAATAATATTGGCAAGAATTTTAGGTCTTTGTTTTGATAGTGGTGCCAGCGATGGAGAGATTGATGTTAGTGGTGTTGCAAAAGTACCGGAATTAGATGGTATTGATGATTCATTTTTTGAATTTACTGACATCGATTTAAGAAATATTGATATTAGAGTTGGGAACATTAAAAATGGTGTAGTACAGTTTGAAGATTGTGATGATGTATTATTACCTGTGAACTATGAAGATATAATAACTGCGTTAGGACAATTAAATTTTGTTGAGGGTTCTGAATTTGAAGAAGCGGCAAATGGAATTTCAGATGTGTTAGCGAATAACCCTGATTGGAAAGGTATAGGAATAAATATAAATCCTCAAGTTGTAATTGACACCAACTTTATTAAACTAATAACAAATGGTTTAATAAGTGCATTAATTACACCAAAACTGATATTACCAATCATCACAATGTTTAAAGCCTTAGGTAATAGTATTGCTGATAATATTAAATCATTTACAGATTTTGTTAAAATATTTAAAACATTCTTCATTAATTTAGTTTCTAAAGTAGGGGCAATATTTGTTGAAGAATTATATAGATTAATAAAAAGCGATATTTTAAAATTATTACAATCAGTCATTACTGATATTGTTAAAGAAAAACAAATTAAGAAATATGCAATGATTTTAAAATTAATTTCCTTATTATTAATATTAGCCGGATTATTAAATGATTTTAGGAAATGTAAAAGTTTAGTTGATGATATATTTAGGATATTAAATTTGATTAATCTTCCAGGTTTTGGTGGAAGTCCTGTCCCGTTACCAATAATGTTTGCTGCTCAATTCTGTGATGGTTATTCTGAAACAAGAGCCTTTATTGGGGCAATAGAGGAAATGCAAAAAATTGGAATCCCTACCGGTGATATGCCAAGTGGAGCCCCTAATTTGGATATTTTGGGTAAATTTTCACAAATGAAAGCAATGGCTTTCGAGGAGTCAGAAAATAATAAAGTTCAAATTGCTGTAGGTCCATTAACACTAACACCAGCAGGTTTTACGGTTCCGGCTAACGCTTTTGGTAAAAAGTTTTAATTATGAATAAAAAAGAAAAAAGTGAAAAAGTTTTAAAAATTATTGGTGATATTAAAAACTCATCTAATAAAGATTTAATGTTGGTTATGGATACGATTCAAGAAGATTTTGAATTTACTAAAAAAATTGTGATTGATTCAACACTTCATTTGGATAAATTAGAATTAACATATAACACCGTCCTAAAAGAATATCAAAAAAGAACTAAGATAAATGACAATAGATAACGAAAATAAGTATCAAATATTATTTCCTGGCTTTGTATATGACAATCAGGACCCTATGATGTTAGGTAGACTTCGTATTATACCTGAAACAAAAAATTATCAAGACGTTATTGCCTCAGTTTCAAGTTGGAATGAAGAAACAGATAAATGGTCATCAAAAGACCCTTTAGTATTTCTTCCTTTACTACCTTTCTTTTTTAACCAAATACCTAAAATTGATGAGTACGTTCATTTAGTTTATCAAAATAAAAAATACGAATACCAAAATCAATTTTATATACAAGGACCTTATTCATCTCCGATGACAACACCCTTTGAATATTATCAAGGTGCTAAGAAATTCTTAGCCGCTGGTGATAGAATTAAACAAGGATTAAGTATTAAGAATTTAGATGGGTCTTACGCCAATACCGAGAGTCAAGGAGTTTTTCCTGAACCGGGAGATAACGCGTTATTAGGTAGAGGAACTGCGGATGTTATTGTAAAAGAAGATGAAGTATTAATTAGAGCCGGAAAAACAAAAGAGTTATCGACAGATAAATTCCCAATTGGAGATAGTAATAGAGCCTTTTTACAATTAACTAGATTTACTCAAACAAAAAGAACTTTACCCGAAGAAAGTAAGTCAAGAATTGTTGAGAATGTAAAAGTAGTTAAAAAAATGGTTGTGTGGGATATTTCAACATTAAACAGTACTTCTAATTTTAATGGTTATGTCAAATTATATAACTTAAAACCTAGTACAAAAGTTAACACTAAAAATTTTAAATACCCTACAATATCAGAATTAAAAGTTGGTGATGATTATGGTGTACCACTTGAAACGGTGGAATTTACGGGAGAACCGTTTGAAAAATGTATTACTATTATTAATCAATTTATTTCACAAATTTTTACACCAAATATTTTATTTACTGCGTCAACTATTAACCCATTAAATATTTTACCCGGAGATGCGTTTCCTTTAGTTGTCACACCATCTCAACAAACTTATGAAATTGGTAAAAAGTTTTTACCTGATAGTCTTACTAATGATGTTCTTGAATATGTTAATTATAGAAGATTTTATCACGCAATTAATTTAAACAATTCAAAAGAGAATGGGTGGTTTTTGGTTTGGGATAACAAAGGTGGTAAACCTATTTTTGGACCTCAAGGAGATTTAAAACAAGAATTTATTAGACCTACTGAATTTCAAGACGAAGACATTACTTATGGGGCGTTAGGTGCTCAACAATTATATCTACTATCTCAAAATTCTAAAAGTCCAAAAGGGAAAATTGATTTGTCAAATACATTATATGGAATCCCACAAGATAGTTTTATTGGTGCCGGGAATACATTATATGACAGAACTTACTCATCTGTTAGAGGTGAAGAGTTAGTTATATTACTTGAAAAAATGGCGGATTTTTTACTTAATCACGTACACGCTCACTCTAACAAATCACCCGATGAAAACACTCAAGGGTCTAAAACCAGTAAGAAAGACATCACAGAATCTTTAGCTAATGTAAATAATACTATTTTAAATCAAAACATTCGTATAAACTAAATATTTATTGTTAAAAGATTTTATGTCAATTAACAATTCCTATTTTAGTAAAAACAACACAATCATATCAAATAGCTTAACTAACACGGGTAGAAACCCTGTTACTGAGTTATTTTATGGTTCAGGTGTATCAGTACAATACCCAAATGGGTTTAGTAGATTCATCTTTGATTTGGATTTAACTCTTTTAAGAGAAAAAATATCTGACGGTACAATATCGACAGAATGTAGTGATAATATTACCCATACATTAAGAATGGTTAATACCTCAACATTTAATCCGGAAACATTAAACACTACCACATCTCAAGGTAGAATTAGAGCAACCTCATTTGATTTAGTCTTATTTAGAATTCCTCCGGTAGACCAAACAACTGACCCACAATATTGGGATGAAGGTGTTGGTTATGACTTTGCCGACCTAATTTACGATTATAGTAATATAGATAGAAACTTCTCAACAAGACCTTCCAATTGGAGTGGAACAACCACGATAACAAAATGGTCTGAACCGGGAATTTATAACAACAAAAATACCGGAACATTTAATTTTAATCAGTTAACAATTGTTGATACTCAACATTTCCAATTCGGAAATGAAAACATATCGTTTGATATGACTCAAGAAATAACTAATTTATTAAATGACGATATTGAGGGATTCTCAGGATGGGGAATTGCTTATGTCCCTCAAGTTGAGAACTTAACAGGATTAACCGATAACTATGAAGTCCAATTCTTTACTAGACACACTCAAACTTTTTACGAACCATTTTTAGAAACTAACTATGATGACATTATTGAAGATGATAGAAATTCATTCTCTTTAGGTAAAGTTAATAAATTGTATCTATATCTATATGAAGATGGTAGTCCAATTAATTTAGACTCAAACCCAAGAGTAACTATTTCAGACGCAAACGGAACAAGTATATTAGGTCTAACCAATTTACCAAGTTGTAGAAAAACTAAAGGTGTGTACGAAGTAACACTTCCACCACTTATTGGTTATAAAACACCTTGTACTTTCTACGACACTTGGACAAGTATTAGTCTAAATGGATTTAGTTTACCAAACGTTGTTAACGAATTTGTAATTTACCCATTAAAAAAATCAATCCAAATTGGTACAACAACTCAAGACCCAAAAATTTATGGGTTTGATTATTTTGGTATTAAACAAGATGAAAAAATATATAACACCGACATTAGAAAAGTGGGGGTTATAATCAAACAAGCTTATACAACAAATAAATTACTTCCAAACGTAGATGCTTATTATAGAATTTATGTTAGAGAAGGACAAACAGAAGTTCAAGTTCAAGATTGGACAAAAATAAACAGAACACCAAATGAATACTATTTTATGTTCGACACTAGAGATAAAATACCTAACGAATATTATGTTGATATGAAGGTTATTAGTAGTGGGGAGATAAACACTTACAAAAAACAAATCAAATTTCAGATTGTTAATGTAAAGTATTCAGAATAAATAGATATTTATAAATAAAAACTAAAAAAAAATAATACAAAAGATATGGCAAATTATATTATAAATGAATGTTTAACCAATGATGAATACATTGTTTCTGGAACACCTACGTTTTCACCGGGACAAACAATAAGATTTGTTTTTAACGAGCAATCATATTGTGGTACTGTTGGGGAAGTAACATCTAGCCCTCCATCGGCAGATTTTGGTACACTATATGACGATTGTTGTACGTGTTTAAGTGGTATTACTGACTCTTTAAATTTTAAATTTATACGATGTGGTACATCAGAAGAGATTAGTATAGACTCACTTAACTTTTGTGACGAATATGGTGGTGTTCCTACAACAGGTATTACTTATGAAATACAATATGGTCGTGAAACACCATTTTGTGGTACTTTTTCAGAATTAAGTCCAACGGGTGAAACAAATTATCATTTCAGTTCAGGACCCTATCTACTTTGTGAAGATTGTGTATCACCACCACCTATATCCGCAGGAACAGAAACAATTATGTGTGTAATTGATTGTAGTGGTAACACTATAACAGTTGTTCCACCCCACCCAACGTATTTAAATGAATACGGAAAGGCTGTAGTTCAACTTAATTATGTTCAACTTGGAGGAATGAACGGATTAAATTCGTAAAAAAAAAAAGAGAGGAATTAAAGTTTCTCTCTTTTTTTTTATCATATTATTTTTTATTGCCAAAAATATCCTTACATTTGTACCATATAATTAATCAAGTACATAATGAGAAAAATATTTAAGTTTTTTAAAAGATTGGCAATAAGACGTATTGCAAAAGCAAGAAATCAATTTGATTATGAAGACCCGGGACTATTAGGTGATGTACATATGTGCAAATCAATATGTCGTAAACTTATTACAAGTGAAGGTTCAAAATTTTTAATCGCCCCCCTTTCATCTCAGAGATATATTAAACACTCCGAGTTAGGAATCTTCGTTATACTTGACGATAAAAAAATTAGTATAATCAATCACGAATACTACTACAGTAATATCTTATTGTCTAATAGAGATTGGGATAAATTAACTAAGATGTACGATACCAAAGTGGAACGTATTAGACAAGAACTTAAAAATGAAATGAAGTCTCAAATCAAATATTCTTTAAAAGGTATTTTAGATAGAGTGGATAACTCCAAAAAAATAAAAACCCCCACTGTAGAGTAGGGGTTTGTTTTTTAAAACATATCTTCAAGACTGTTTAAGTGTTTTTTAACAACATCTAAGTCACTAATATCTGTATATGTCATTCCTTTACTTTTTAACATCTGAACCTCTCTATGTAGGTGTAACATCATCTGTCTAACCATATTTGACATTGTTGGGTAATGTTCAATCATCTTATCCAAATAATACACATCATTTGGTAATTTTAATACATCCCCAATTTTCTTAACCCAATCCTTACCATAATTGTCAGCATCCATTTCCATCTCCCAATAGATTTTAAAGAACTCTTCAAAATCCTCAATATCCCCCATATAAGAATCTTTCATATCAAAATCCTTCATTTGTTGTTCGTGTTTCAATTCGTGAAATAATATATAAACAAACGATGCAAAATTAGGTAAAGACTCAGGTGAACATAGTATAATCATATTACTTGTCCTCACACCTTTAAATCCGGTATTACAAGAGTTTAATACTTTTATGACATATCCTCTATCCTGAATAAAATCTTTAATCTTTTCAGATATTAAGTTATACTCTTTCATTTTATCCTCAGGAATATCTTTTCTAAAATTATCAATAACTCTGTCGTAATTTGAACTTGTTTTTAGACCATTTGGGACAATATCTCCCAAAACGGTACCTTCGGTTACCTCAACCCATTCATTAACCGTATGAACGTCGTGTGTATCTATTTCATATGTGTTATCAGAACCTTTCTCCCACACACCAACAATTCTATTTATATTATTTTTTAAATCCTTCTTTTTATGGTGTTTATTTAATATATGGTTTGAGTCATCGGTAAAAGGACCTAATTCAGATTTTTTCCATTTCTTTAAACCTATTTCAATTGGGCCATTGTATTCTCCTGCTGTAATTATAGTAGAAGCCTCTTTTATTGGTACAACCTTTAACCCCTTTTTACCCGGTGTTTGATTAATGTTATTTCCATCTTCATCACTAGAAGTTGAATTTGGGTGTTTTTTTATATAGTTGGTAACCTTCTTAGCCTTACCCTCAATTTTCTTAATCTCTTTATTTGTTTCATCCATTGAACCATCATAACTATCAAATTCTAATTCAGGACTATCATACTTAGATACCGGAATTGTAAACGGTCCCATTTGAGACTTTTTAAAAACTCTAATACCTAATTGCATTGGTGCAATATAAGAACCTCTCGCTCCACTATCACCTGTAGACTCTTTAATCTGTATTTTGTTATTTTTGTTCATATACTTATAAATATACAAAATTTTAATTATGGAACAACAACCTGAACTATTTGGAAAGTTATTTAATACCATTCCACTCTATAATGAATCACACTTAGATACGTTATTAGATACAATGACTAAAGACACCTCAATCTATTATCTAATACAAGCAATTAAGTTTGCATACGAATCAGGAGTCTATTCTATGGGAGAATGTGAAGTGATATCCAAAGCAATTAGAATATCATCTAAAAAAGAAAAAGAGACCGAATAAGGTCTCTTTTTTTATTATTATTATAATTTTGGAGTTGCTGTTGTAAGCCCTTTTGCTAATTCTTGAGGTGTCTGTAGTTTAAAGTTAACCCCACTCTGAGGATTAAGATTAAGATTAGGATTAGGGTTAAAATTAAATTGTGTTGCCGGAGCTGCCCCTGCTACCGGTGCCGCCCCTGCTGCCGGAGCTCCTGTTGTTGGTGCCGCCGCTGCCGGAGCTGCCCCTGCTGCCGGTGCACCTGCCACCACTGTCGTAGTTCCTGTTGTTGGTGCCGCTACCGCTGCGGGTAATGTTTTTATTGCAGATTCCAAAGCCGCTTGAGTATTTTTACCCCAAACACCATCAACACCATCTTTGTTTGGTCCAGTATTCCCTAACGTAGCTTTAAATTTAGTTATTAAAATTGTTTGGATTTGTTTAATTAAATCAGGTACACTAAGATTTGTTGCCGGTGCCGCGGCTGTTGTAGGAGCCGCAGTTGTTCCTGTTGTAGGAGCCGCAACTACAGGAGCCGCAGTTGAGGGAGCCGTTGCCGGTGTTGCCGGTACCGGAGTTCCTGTCGCAGGTGCTTGTTGTTCTGAAATAACAACACCTCTTTTATACCCCAAAAGGTATTTCATCGCATTTAATTCTTCTGATAAAATTTCTTTTTTCATTATACTGGTCTGTTTACTATATTTTTTATCGTTTGTTGTAATTGTTCAGGTGTTTGTCCTAAAACCGATTGTGCCGTTACTTCTGACCCCGGTGTTCCTGTTACCGGAGCTGCCGCCGCCGGAGCCGCCGCTTGTACACCACTATTTAATTTTGTTAACATTGCTTGTAATGACGCAACATCTAACTGTCCTGTAGGATTTTGTATCCCTAAAGATTTTTGAACTTCAATTATTTTTGGTGTAAGATTTTGTTTCACAGTTTTACTACCATCTTTAACGGTATCAGAGGATACCTTACCCTTCTTATTTGAAGCCCAACCTGTGGCCTTTGTCCAACTATCATCAGGTAATGTAAGTTTTAAAATACCTTGTTTACAAGACCAATTACCTACCACAAGTTTTCCGCTCTTTTCATATCTATATCTAAATTCAAAATCTTTACTAAAAAAAAGTGTACTTTCATTACCCTTAATATAGACAAAACCAGGTGTTTTTGCCGGTAGAGGGTCAGTCCCATTAAATTGTTTAACACACGCAGCAATCGACGAAGTTGTAACTCCAATCGCCCCACATAAATCATCAAAATTCTTGGTAGTTTCTGTAGCAAAATTTTCACCAAAAAATGTTGCATTTCTTCCTTCGATTGAGAATTTTTTAGTCTTACAAGTATATCTAATATTACCCTTACCTTTTTCTTCCTCACCACCTGTATAATCACCAACTAATGAGTAATTAACATTACTAGCGATTAAACCAAGAGCGTTTTCTCTCTTAAAAACAACACCTTTTTCTAAACGTAATTCACTTCCACTACCATCCCTTTCCATTTCAAGGTAACTGTTAAGAGTTAATGTTAAGTTTTTTAAATCAACAGTGTTATAATAACCCTCTGAAATTAAACTATTTGATTCTTTTAAATATTGGTTTTTGGTTGCCCCCTCGTGAAGATTCAATATTCTATTTTTTTCTTCTTCGTCTAAGAAATATAATTTTTTCATATAATATTTTATTTATAAATATTAGGCAAAACAAAATAATCTAATTACATTTGTAAAATAAAACACAAACACTATGAAAAAGTTATTCTTATTATCGTTATTACTTGTTGGAACATTAACCTTTGGTCAAACTAAACCAAAACAAAAAGACATTGACAAAGAGGCCAACGTCTTATTAGATTCATTATCCAAAGTTTATAAAGTAAAAGTCCAATCAATTATGGAAGAAACTTATAATGGCGTTACAACAACATACATTTCTTACGTTAAGGACAAAAAATTAGTTTATAAAATTATCGCAGTTAAAAAAGATTAACATTTACCCGTTAAATTGTAACCCGTCTTACCAACCGGAGAGTAAACTATAACTTTATAATCTCCGGTTTTATTGTCAAACGGTGCCGTTACACTTGATGAAGTAATTGTGTAAACAACAAATTCTTTAACACCTTTACTATATAACGCTCTCAATTCTTCAACACCATTGTAAACTTCAGTTTCACCCATCTTCATAAGTTCTTGGTCTGTTGGAATTTGTGTTACATTTGGAGAAAGTATTTGTCTCATTAAATCGTCAATACTCTTAACTTTAATAGTTACAACATTTGCACCACTAACAGATACAGTTTTGTTTAATTGTGTTAGTTTTGACACATATAATGGAACATATTTAAAACTTGTATATTTGTGAGGTGCTGTGGCAACATATCCGGTATCCTGTTTAATACCCCCCTTATTGTCAACAACAACCATTCTATCAGGAATACTTCCCGTACCAAAGGTTAATATACCCGCACCTTGTAAGTTAATATCTGTTGTTACATAATCCGCAACATCCGTTCCGGTTCCCGCAGTAATGGTCGCCTTCCAATTACAAATACTCGTAACATTCTCAACCTGTCCCGAACCCTGAATGTCAAACGTTACAAATTGTTCTTGATTATATAATTTGATTAATTGGGGATTTTTATTATCACCCTTAGTTTTATCATAAGGAGTCTTTCCTAAAACAACCTTACTAACATCCGCAGGTGCTTGAATAACCAAAGAACCGTTCTTAATTAAATTAGGGAATATCTCTTGGAAATATTGTTTAACCGAATTTGCTCTCGCCAATGCCAAACTACCTTTTGTTTCAAACCCCTTTGGATTTGTTACATTTGATTCTCCTGCACTAATGTTAACAACAAATTGTCTACCACCACTGTTTTTAATAAATTCCTCAATTTTAGGTTTTAATGCCGCAATAGAATTTTTAACCACATCTGATTGGTATTCACCATATTTAAATTGATTCCCAACATTTTGTTTTGAAAATGATGTTGGTGTAGATAATTTAGTTGTTGAAACTCCACCCGATTGTTGACCTGCCTGTTCTAAAGTTAAGTATTGTCTTTTTGTTGCTCCCTCGTGAAGATTTAATATCCTATTTCTTTCCTCACTAGATATCTCAAATAAATTGTTCATAAATTTCTTTTTATATAAATACCTCAGTATCTATAAAACCTTATTCGATTTACGGATATTTTCTTCACCCCACATTGGTTGAAGGTTGTCTAATGACCAACATTTCATAAATTCTTCGTCTCCGATTTCTTTGATATTGAATGATGATATAGGTAGTTTATGGTCTACGTGGAACTCACCGTAATTATCCCACGTCATTCCTTCCGTAAATTGTTTTTCTAAATGATTAATTAATTCCTCCGGAGTATATCCTAAAATATCAAAATAATGTCCGTTCTTTTCTACATTACTCTCCTTTAATACTTGATAGATTGCCGTTCTGAAATTGGAGATTAGTTTATAGAGGGGGTCTCTCGCTTTACGATTTCTTTCATAATCACGTTTTGTTTTTCTAATATTGTCAACATTTTTTTCACGGTATTCTTTAAGATACTGTTTTAAATGTTCTTTATTTTGTTCCGCCCATTTTTTGTGGTTTTTCTTTAGACGTTCTTTAGTTTCGGGTTTAGAAAAATATTTTTTTGTGGCGACTTCTCTACCACCAATATTTCTTCTACCGGATGGTCCAAGAACAATACCGTTAGCTCTCAATGTATTTAAAACAATTGTTTTATGTATTTTTAATTTTTCACTAATAGTGGGTGACCCTAATAAGTCCTCAGTATACAGTTTTATAATTTCACTAACCTGAGATTCAGTTAATTCTATTTTTTTCATATTAATAAATATAACATATTTGTCCAAAAAATCAAGTGTTAATAATTAAACATAAAAAAAAGGGACATATAGTCCCTTTTTGTTAAATATTTTAAGATTTTGATTATCTCAATTCTCTTAAATCGAATGTTCTAACACCATCAACAGTAATTCTTCCGTAAAAACGGTTGTTTACCATCTTTTTTGCGTATCTCGTCATTATACCTTTGATAGGTGTAAAGTTGAACGGATTGTACATTGTAGGTGTTAATTGTAATGGTACATACGGTGCGTAGATGTATCCTGTATCAAGTAACGATGTTCCTTTGTGTCCAATTAACACTTGGTTAGCTGGGAAGTAAGGGTCACGGTATACTTGGTAACGTCCTGCTAATGTTCCAACTCTTTCAATACCCATATTATATTGGTCTTGTTCAGGTGAAGCATTAGATACGTGGAAGTATTCTAAGTCATCCATAATCGCTGAAACCTCAGAAGATACTACAATCCAGTTAGCTCCACCTCTTAAAGTAGATTTGTGGATTTGTGCTGACAATTGGTTAATTGCAGTAATCAAAGTTTGGTTCCAATCTTTTTGTGTATAGTTTGTTGTTGCAGATATTCTTCTCCAACCATTGTAATCCCAACGTAAGTTCCACGCTGCACCTTTACGTAAATCTCTTAAGATTTCACGGTCAATTTCAGCCGCAACTTGTTCAGATAATAAAGCTGTTAATTCAGCTTCAGCATCGATGTTGTGGAAAGCCGCAACGTCTTGAGCTAACTCAGGAGACCATTGTGCTCTTAATTTTCTTTCTGTAACAGAAACAGTAACTGAATCTAATTCGAAAGAAACCTCACCGATTTTATCTTCAAATTCCATATCAGCGTAACGTCTGTAAACAGCTTTGAAATCACCTGAAGCTAAAACTCCAAGAGTTGTTCCTGTATATCCGTCTAATGTTTCACCACAAGAAGGACAAGTAGGACAAGATAAGTCAACTTCTAAGAAGATACGACCTTCAGGAGAACATACGTCATTGTAAGTTCCATTACTACCTGTTCCAGGGAATGAAGTAGTACCTTGTTTGTTTAAGTTATTAACAATACCTTGACCATATTGTTGAGTTACAACTCTAAACAATAATGAGTTTGGTGCCGCAACAGTACCAACAACATCACAAGGAGAATCTCCACTGAATGCAGTTGCCTGAGCTGATGTATAAATTCTTAAATCAGATAAGAAAGTTTCAGTATCAACTTCATTTCCATCAGGTCCAATTAATTTACCTGTACCTGCAGTTGTGAAACCTGATAACGCGATAATAATTTTTCTAACGTTTTTACCGTTAAATTGGTTTGCTAATGCACTTGCGTCAGCAACAACTAATTCTCCGTTAGACCAAACCATAACAACCGCAGTTTTAGTAACTGCTGACCATTGACCTTTAGAATAATCAAACAATCCTGGAGGGTCTAATTGACCTTCTGAACCTTCATAGAATAAATCATAAAGATTTTTCTTGAAAGCGGTTGTTCCATTGTAACCGTTATCTGTACCTGCTTGACCTTGAGCCGCTGCAACAGATAAACCACCTACAGCACCTTGTGGTCCAAAGTGATTACCATAACCATCGTAATCATTATCAGCCGAAGGAACTTGTCCTGTTTGGTAACCTTGAATTTTAGGTACGAAGAAGAACAATTTACCGATTGGTAAGTTCATAGCTTGTACTGATACGATTTCATTCGCTAATAATTTTGAGAATACTCTTCTTACGATAGGGAATACAACAGTTTCGAATGAACCTGAAGACCCGTCAGAAGTAGCTTCGTTAATCAAGAAAGACGCTTGGTTCTCATATAATTGAGCTACGTTTTCTCTTAAGTGACCTTTAAGGCCTTCTAGGAATCCTAATTTATCCCATTTGTTGATTGTGTCTTCTTTAATAACTTTAAGGTGTTTTAACCCGATGTTACCAACTAGACCTGATTCTAATAATGCTCCCATTTTTTTGGTTTTTATTA